TGTTGAACGAGGTGATCAGCATCGTTGCATCCGGGAAGAACGGCGCAAGGAACACACCCAGCCCGCCAATGGTGCGCGATGACAGGATGAGCTGCCCGGCGAGTAATTCCGCATTGGGATTCTGGCCGCTGATGCTGTTCAGCACGGGCAGACGCAGCGAGTTAAACAGGTTGCGCCCCATAATCACCACGAGGTCGTCAGCTTCCTTGTGCCATTCATCCAGCAGGGATGAGCGTGCGTCCTGTACCAGTGCATCAGCGTTCGCATACTTACCCGCGTGCGCCACGGTGTTGTCCATGTTGCGGGAGGTCAGCGTCACGTCATTCATTACGCGCGCGCTGGCATTGGTTCTGATGTGCTCCAGCCACCCCACGTTAACGTCCTGAAGCAGCTTGTTGGTGCTGAAGTTGGATTTTTCCGCGTGTGACGTGCCGTTAAAGCCGATCATGATGCGGTCAAGCGCCACCTGTCGGGCAATCTGTGCGCTGATGCGGGTCTGGAAGTCATTGTGCGCCGCCCAGGCATCAAGCTGCGGATACGAAATAAACGTGTCGTAGTTCACCTGCTCACACTGGTACTGACGGGACTTCAGGTCGACAGCGTTAATCGGGTTGCGGCGATCTGTGCCGTCATAACTGGTATTTGTGCGCGCAATCGGCCCGGTGGTGTCCATGAGGACTTTTTCGCCTTTCTGGTCGGTCACACCGATCACGTTAATTTTTTTTGTAAGTTCGGTGCTATCCTTTGAGGCGTTTTCAAAACGCTGCTGCACCGCGGGTTCCACGGTAAATCGCGATACCAGTCCAGAAACCGGGATATTGTTAATCGACGCCTGTCGCGTCATGTAGCAGCCCAGCTTGTTACGGGCATTATCTGACATCACCAGATTCATAAAAAATTTGCTCCTTTGTCTTATCAGAAGTCAGCCAGCTGGTCGGAGGCTGCGCCCGTTGCGGTGAACCGGTTCTGCGGATCGCCGTCCTGCGTGCGCAGTTTTTCCTTCAGTGCTGTCAGCTCTGTGGTCAGCGAAGTGATTTTCTGGCTGTCCTGCTGATGGCGGGTTTCCAGTGCATTAAAACGGTCGATAATGTCGGCCTGTGATGTTGCGACACCTTCCAGCGCTTCCTGAATACGGGAGAAACTGGCGTCATCCGCTTTGCGGCCACGGCCAATAATCCCCATAACGCGGTTAAACCACTGGGTGCCTTCTTCCTGACGTTGTTCGGTGAGTTCGATAAGTTCTGACTCCATAGCGGCGGTAAACATCGCCACGTCTCCCTGCTGACAGTTGAATGTCATCAGTTGCATACGTTGTTGTGCCGCAAAGGCCAGACGTTCCGTGCCCAGGCTGGCGGGGGTGTCGGTCATTGCCAGCCCGCGCAGGTAAGGGCCTCCCGTGATGGTTGACTGTGGTTCCAGCTCAATACTGGAGTAAATTTTTTTACCATCGTTAAGCAGGGACATCATGCGAGCGGTCGGCTCAATTTCGGCATACAGTGCCGTGCGGCCTGCCAGCGGGCCATCGGTTATGTCTTCGGTGCTCAACCCCACAACATCGCCCATAGCGGAAAACTCGCTGCCGGGGAGTGGTGACAGGATGTGCTCAATATTCACACGTGCACCATAAACGGACGGGTTATAACTGGTGGCGGCAGCTTTCAGCATGTCGCCGTTGATTTCGCGCCCGTCTGCCGTCACACCGGAGACAGCCACGCGAAACTTTTTGCGGGATGTCTTTTTTTCATTAGTCATAGTTTTTTGCCCCTCTGACTGGTTCTTCAGTCATGATGGCAAAGCGTAACAGGCTGATACAAAGGGCTTTTGTTGTAAGAAAACGGCCAGAACAGGGGGTTAAGGAGAACGGTTTCGCGCGCGGGTAATCTTCCTGTAATTACTCAGGGGGAGCAATGATTCAGGACGCTTTTGTGCGCCAGCGTGCGCGGCAACTTTACTGGCAGGGTTATCCGCCCGCAGAAATATCACGTCTGATGGGAATAAACCCGAACACGATTTATGCGTGGAAAAAACGCGACCAGTGGGATGAAACGCCACCCGTGCAGCGTGTCACGCAGTCCATCGATGCGCGCCTCATCCAGCTTACTGAAAAACAGAATAAAACAGGTGGTGACTTCAAGGAAATAGACCTGCTGACCCGGCAGCTTAAAAAACTGCATGATGGCCAGCCGGATGCGACGGCCACAGGAAAGAAAAGCCGGGCGAAAAAACTCAAAAATCATTTCACGCCGGAACAGATTGCCGCACTGCGGGAAAAAATCATCAGCAGGCTGGAGTGGCATCAGCGGGGCTGGTTTGACTCTCTGACCCTTTGCAGGGAAGCCGGGATACGTAACAGGATGATCCTGAAATCCCGACAGATTGGGGCGACCTGGTATTTTGCACAGGAAGCACTGCTGATGGCACTGCGTGACGATGTGGCACAACCTTACCAGCGTAACCAGATTTTTTTGTCTGCGTCGCGTCGTCAGGCGTTCCAGTTTAAAAGCATTATTCAGAAGGCTGCATCTGAAGTTGATGTGGAGCTGAAAGGGGGCGATAAAATCATCCTCTCCAACGGTGCAGAGCTGCATTTTCTCGGTACTTCTGCTGCGACGGCACAGTCCTACACAGGCAATTTTTATTTTGATGAATTTTTCTGGGTCAGTCGCTTTGCTGAACTGCGCAAGGTGGCTGGCGCTATGGCAACCCTCAGCGGACTGCGGCGCACCTACTTCTCCACGCCATCCACCGAAACGCACGAGGCATACGCCTACTGGAACGGCGACCGCTGGAACGAGAAAAAGGCCACGCATAAACGCCAGCGTTTTTCTGTGGACTGGAAAACGCTGCATAACGGGCTTATCTGCCCTGACCGGACGTGGCGGCAAATTGTCACGCTGGAAGATGTGGTTAATCACGGCTGGAAACACACCGATATTGACGAGATTCGTGATGAAAACACCGAAGACGAGTTCCGCAATCTCTATATGTGTGAGTTTGTCCGCGAAGGGGAGTCGGCATTTAACCTGAATATCCTGATTGGCTGCGGTGTTGACGGATACGACGACTGGAAAGACTGGAAACCTTTTGCTCCCCGCCCGATGGGGAATCGTCCGGTATGGATTGGGTATGACGCAAACGGCAGCAGTGGAAACGGCGACAGCGGCGCAGTGTCCGTGGTGGTTCCTCCGGCTGTTCCTGGTGGCCGTTTTCGAACGGTGGAGACGCGACGCGTTCAGGGGCTGGAGTTTGAAGAACAGGCCAGAGTCATTGAAGAGTTCACGTGTCGCTACAACGTGGAACACATCGGCATTGATGTGACGGGCGGGAACGGGGAGGCTGTTTATCAGATAGTGAAGCGGTTTTTCCCTGCTGCTATTCCGTACACCTTCACGCTGTCATCCAAACGGTCGCTGGTACTGAAAATGCTGCAAATAATGCGTGCCGGACGGTGGGAATACGATCGCGCCGAACGCGAGCTGGTCGCGGCCTTTAACGCCGTGCGTAAGGTGAAAACACCGGGCGGCTTTATCACTTACGAAACGGACCGCGCGAGGGGGATCAGCCACGGCGACCTTGCGTGGGCAACCATGCTTGCTGTCATTAACGAACCAATTGGCGGCGAAGGAGAAAACGAGCGTTTCACGGTTATGGAGTTCTGATGAGCAGAAAAAATAAAAAAGTGCGCATGAGTTCACGCATTGATCTCGCTGATGCGCTCAGGAAAGAATCATCGCTCAGTGCATTCACATTTGATGGTCCTTATCGCCTGACCGGGCATGACCTGCTGGACAATATGTACTGTGCTGATAACGGGCGGTGGTATGAAACCCCGGTGGACTGGTACGGTCTGGCAAGAGCCGCCCGGCAAACGTCCTGGCATCAGTCTGCGCTTTACTTTAAGCGCAATGTATTGCTCGGTTGCTACATCCCGCACCCGCTGCTTTCCCGGCAGGATTTCTCGGCGCTGGCGCTGGACTGGTTTGTGTTCGGTAACGCATTCCTTGAGCTTCGGAGCAATATGCTCGGCGAACCACTTAAATTACGGCACGCACTGGCGAAATACATGCGACGCGGAAGCGATCTTGAATCATGGTGGTATGTGCAGGATGGTAAGGACGCGTTTCAGTTTCGCCCTGGCAAAGTGTGCCACCTGATGAATCCGGACATTAACCAGGAAATTTACGGCATGCCGGAATATCTTGGCGCATTACTCTCGGCCAGCCTGTCTCATTCGGCGGACATGTTCAGAAAACTGTATTACGACAACGGATCCCACGCCGGGTGCATCATCTACATCGGTGCAGCGCAGGTAAACCGCGAAAGCATGGACTCCCTGAAAGAAACGTTACAGGGTGCGCGTGGTGGTGGTGCGTTTAAAAACGTGCTCATCCACGCGCCCAACGGGGGCAAAGAGGGGGTGCAAATTTTGCCGTTCCAGCAGATCACCGCAAAGGATGAGTTCATGAATGTTAAGGCGGCATCCCGTGATGATGTGCTGGCTGCGCACCGCGTTCCGCCGCAACTGATGGGGGCAATGCCGGGCGAAAAAAGTGCGTTTGGTGATGTGGAGAAGGCCGCGCGGGTTTACGCAATTAACGAGCTGATGCCCGTCATGGAGGCTATGAAGCACATCAATGACTGGCTTGGCGAAGAGGTGATCCGCTTTAACCCTTACGCACTGCTGGACACCCAGCCCACATCCTGACGCGCTTCGCTTGTCTGCTGCTTCGCCGGGGCATAAAAAATTTATGCCCCGACTCTCCAGCTCCTGTATCAATCAGATAATTTCACGACGTCTTCCAGCTTATTGCCATCATCGACGGTCAGGCTCTTACGCAATCCCATCGCGCTGACTGCATGTTCTCGCCGCCTCAGTGCGATTTTGACGGCCTTATCTGCCACCCCATCAAATCAAAAGCCCTCACGTCTTTTTCACGCTCAGCGTGAGAAATACAGCCATTCTGTTGTGTTGCTGCGACATCGTTCAGGGGATGCTATTTACCCCCTGAAACGCGGGCTGTTCCCCCGTCACCTGCGCGCAGAAAAAACGCGTTTTTTTGTGCACGCACGGATCCTTGACGGATCCAGCCGCCACGCGGGCCGGAAGGGCAAAAAGGCGTTCAAAAAAATTGTGCAAGTTTGTGCACTATTGTGCAGTTTGAAAATGAGCATATATTTAACACGCGCGTTAGCTTGAGTTGACTAAAAATTTCAGTGGATTGGGCGAGGTGAAACTATAAACGCAAAATCCCAGTGACTAGCTAACAACAATCCCAGAGTGTGCTTGAATCTGGAGGGGTTAATATGAAAGATTGTTTGACAAATTTGATGTTTTCTAAATGCGTTAACCACTATGAGGCGGAGAGTGCATCTCCGCCTTTGTATGTGCGTCGGGCATGGCACGCTCGTTTCGTTTGTGCGCCCGTTCAGGGTTTCATTCTCTGATATTCAGTCAGCGTGGATAAATTAACTTGAATTTGAGGAAGTTTTGTTTAATCCAGTCTTTAACATTTTCCCTTCCCTGAATACCTGATGGTAAGTGTTCGTGAATCATCCATTCGACAATGAGTTTCTCTTTCAGGGAGTATGCCTTAAAGGAATTAAGCATATTTAGTACTTCATAACCCTCTTTGCGGCTAAACCGATGGCGGTCAGCAGCGGTTTTCGTGGGATCATCTCCTGGCAAAGCAGTCCAACTGTAATCGTCATAAAATAAATCGCTTCTTTTAATATCGGTCATTTGATTATCCTTTTCAGAAGAACCACCTCTCCAACTATTGTTGAGGTGGTGAAAAAGCAGAAATCGTTATGCAGCTTTGAGCAGTGCGCTGCTCATTGCATAGTCGTACCCAAGCATGTATGCCTCAAAGGCGTCTTTATGTCTGACTGTGCCAGCCTGGCTATATGGAATATTTGCCAGGAAGGAATCATCTTTAGCTTTAGGAATACCGATCATTGCGTGAAGTACACCAAGCTCGTATGCGCAGGCAGCGCAGCGGTGGCGGCCTGTCTGTCCCTGGTTATCGGGAAGGTGTGAGTATTGGGGGTTGTATCGGTGGGAGTTTTTACAAATCTTTATACCCATATTTGATTTACCTCAATAAAATGAGGTGTTCACCTTTACATGGGCACACGCAGAAAATACGATTCCGGCGAGCTCAAGAGGTAGATGACACCTCGATTTCTTTGGCGCCCCAATAGTTACCGCTATTGGGGCGTTTTCCTATGCATGACACACAAACAAAGTGGTCATATCGTGATCGATCCTACAAAATCCCATACAACTGTCAAGGGTATTGATCGTTTTAATCGATAGATAAATCAATATCTATCTGTTTAACAGATCGATTATTAGGGTAAACATGAAAAAACACCCGTGAAGGGTGTTTGTAGGTTATTCTGGGAAAAACTCCTGAATGTTCCTTTTTAACTGGCTCTTACTGTGACTGTTTTCTGTTGCAGATGTGCCAGTATGCTTGTTTCGGATGTTATTTCTTGGTGGTATTGCTTCCTCTTCCTGCCATTCAGCCAGCCAGTAAGCAAAGGCGGGATCGCTTTTAATAAGCGCCAGTCCAGCCAGAAATGCCGCGCGTTGCGCGCGGCTGCGTTCGGAGGCTGGCAGGCTGTCGAGATAATTACACGCTTCTCGTTCACTCTTGACGGCTGCTGGCTTCAGATAGAAACTTATCCGTCTGGTTGGAGTCGTCATTGGTTTACTCCTTGTCCATTGCGTACAGCCCATTAACCAGAGCAAACTGTGGCACCCCGTCCGCGATGAAAGTCGCATTAACTCCGCAGGCTTCGCGGATAGCGGGTGCCACAATCTCCGCCCCGCCACCGACAACCATCACCCGCCCGTAACCCGAAAACCCCGCCAGCGCGCGGATCACTCGTTGTTTCAGTGTTTCTTCCTTTTCACGAATAACCGCCATCAGGCTGGCGTAATGCGCGTCATTGTGGATGTGCTGGCGCAACCAGGCTTCATCATGGCGATGTTCGATAATGGTATTGGCGATGTGGTGACTGGTGCGCATACCGTTAGTGGCCATCACCGACAGTACGGCATCGGCCATCAGAGAAACGCCTACGTGTGGATCGCAAAACACCTGGCTGATACCTGCCAGTTGCCCCTGAACCTTTGCCACATCCAGCGTGGTTCCGCCCAAATCCACAATCAGCAGGGATTCAAACGGACTCATGTCAGCCAGTGCCTTAAAGCCAGCCGGAATGGATTCAGGCATAACCCGTACGTTACGGATAGTGAATGCTTCGCCGTTCTGGTACTCCACCGGGCGCATGACGTTCGCTTTTTTGCGGTTGATGTTTGCCATGTCCGGCTGTGCGTTTGTGTCGAAATATTCGCTCAGTGGCAGGGTGACAACCACATCCACTTCCTGTGGTGTGATGCCTGATTTGACCAGCGCGTGATGAATGGCAATTACATTCACATCGCTGTACTGGTATTGCGTGTCGGTCGTCTGGACAAAGCGATCGCTGACCGGATCAAAACCATAGCGCACGCCATCAAGCATGTAGTTCGCGGGCTGCGTGCCACCGAACGGCGCAGACCATTCCGACTTGAAGCTGTTCGGGCTGATGGCGTTGCGGCGTTCGCCGTTCTCAGTCCATGCCAGCTTGATGTTGGTGGAGCCGTCGTCGATACAAATTTTCATGTCGCTTTTCCTT